GTAACAAAGAGTTATAAGTTTTTAAAGAACTCGCAGATATATTAGGTTTGATTTTTTTGATTAAGTCAGTAAAGTCCATTGTAATATATACTGAGATAATTTCTCTCTAAATATAAATTAATAGAAGAAATAATTAAGCGGCAACTTAAAAACAATTTATGTGCGACTTTGTTGGCCAGATAATTAAGTTGGAGCGTTATTATCAGATAATTAAGTATTTAACTAAAAAATATGCTAAATAACGGCATAAAGGTTTAATTAAAAATTTTTAATTAAACCTTTATGCCGTTATCTGACTAAAAACTTAATTATATACTTTATAAATGGTTATAAAGTATATACTTAATTATCCGACTAACAAAGTTTCATATAATTAATTATATACTTTATAAATGGTTATAAAGTTCTCACTTAATTATCTACCATAATATTTTATTTGCAAAATACCCTGGGCTATCCTTATTGCCTAAATCTTTTGCATGTCTTATCTTATATAGTCTCCTTCTCTCTTCAGCATATTTATTACCTTTGTCTTCAATGTAAGTTGGATAGTCGCTATATCGTTTGTCACCTATAGATGCAATCACTACATTATTCTTTATTACATCTATCTTCTTATTCTTTTTTTTAGATGGCTTTATATCCACACCTAACTTAGCTGCTTGCTTTAAGGAATAATCTTTTATATCATAACTCATATACATATATGAAATAAAATAATTATTTATATTAATGAAAACAATACTACGTACTTAATTAAATATCCCATACCATATCTGTTCAGGATTATTTTTATTACACCTATCACATCAAGCGACGCCAAAGTCAGCACCACATTTGCTGTCAATTTTGTAGTCCGTGTCTGATTCAAGAACTGATCTATTAACCAGTCCTGTATTTTATCTCTTATATAATCTTTTATCTGTTGAATTATTCAAAGCACTTTACGTTTAAACCAATCAACAACACAACTGGTAGCAAGACGATACCAAGAGTGTTGCACTATATGCTGGTTGTCGTGTAGGAACTCTATATTCTTACTAAGTATTTCAACATCGTCTGCTGATAGGTTACCATATAAGGTCTTGTATATTGTGACGAGAAGCAACTTCTTATCTATCTTAAGTTTATCATTCTTCTCTTTGTTCTTAATCCCTGAATTCTCAATCATATTACAAATCAATGACAGCAATTCCATACTGTGTCTGTTAGCACGGATCTCCGCAGGCATATCTGTAATGCGTCCTAAAATGCGGTCACGGACTTTCGCAATCTTTGCGTCCTTCCATAACTGGTTAGCTGGTTTCAAAAAGCCGAAACTTGACATTATAATAATACAGAATATTATATTTTATATTTTGTATTATTTTTATGCGATACGAGTAAATGATGTATTTTTTGCCGTTGCGAAAATATCAAGTCCTGTAAAACTAAACTTCGCATTTACAAATACAGCGGTTGCGATATTTATATTAACAACTGTAGTTATAGTATCAGCAAAACGCTCTCCGTTTGATGCTACTGTATCATCGCTCTCTTCAAAATATCTGGCTGTTCCCATTTGTGTCATATTCGCTGTTGTTAATGATAATACAAACTCACGACTCCCTACGGTTCCTGCTCCACCAGTTGTTCGTGATGTAAGATTAACAATTACTAACCACACACCTGGTGAAGGTAAAGTAAATGTTTGTATTTCTTTCGCTGTTGCGGTTACAAAACCAGTGACTTCGGCACTTGACCCTGACACAGTATAACCCAATTGAAGATTACTTGCCATCGGTTGCGTATAAGTGCTTTGCTGTATTCTAAAATTGCCTGTTATTTCAGTAGTAGTAGCTATCAAAGAAATGTTTCCACTTGTGTTGCCTATGTTTGTTGAACTTGTTCCAGTGGTGTTTATATTCGTTGTTCCAACAATAGTTGTTGAACCTGTTATATTCGTTGTTCCAACAATAGTTGCTGAACCTGTTATATTTGTATTTGGTGTTGTTATATTAAGAGCGAAGGTTGGCGTAACTGTGACATGACTTGTAGCATTAAGTAATACATCCCCTCCTTGTGCTGTTATATTTATATCTGTCCCTCCATTTAGATCAATGTCATTTCCTGGTGGTGTTGATAATGTTAAAAGACCACCACAGTTTAACGTCATATTTGAAGTGCTGTCTATTGCAACGGTACTTGCCGAATTAATGTCTAAACCAGCGTCACAATCAATCCGAGTGATTCCGACACTGTCTATCAAAATGTCATCAGATGCTGTTAATGTAATATCGGCATTTGTCATTGTTGTTGTTGTAGCTGTCGTCACCATTTTATCAGTACTACCAATCCGTAATGTATTTGTCATTCCCGATCTATTCAGCGTTGTAGTAGCGGCATTTAATTCTATATTACCAGTTGTTGTTTCCATATCAATATTTGTATTTGCTCTCACGACAAACTCACCCGCCACTGTTCCTGTTGTTGTAATAGTAACATCAGTTCCTGTCAAAGCAACATCACCAGAACTTGCTGTCAAAACAACATTACGATTACTTGATGTCAATGTTAGGTCATTACCTGCCCCTGATGCGGATATACCAATATTTTTTCCATCTATTGTTATATCATTTGAAGCATTAATATCCAAAATGCCACAATTTATTTCTGTTTCACCTGCTCCTGAACCAAGAGTAAGTTGTCCTCCGCTTGTTGAAATTGTAAATAAACTGTTAGGGCAATTTAATACAAAAGAATTTGTAGTTGGATTTGTCAATATTAAATCACTCCCTGTTGTTGTTGTTGTCAAAGTGATAGCAGTCGCATCAAGCGTTGCTGCGCCAGTGGCATTAATATCCAATACACCGCAATTAATCTCTGTTTCACTTGCTCCTGAACTAACAGTAAATTTTCCTGTGCTGGTTAGTGTGATTGTTGGGGCATCTAATGTTGCTGCCGAACTTGCATTCAAATCCATGGTCGCACAAGTTATATCTGCTTCTCCTGCTGCTGCTGTAATTAATATATTATTTGCCGAGTTTAAAACTATATCACTTGTATCAGTTGAAATGGTAATTGTTCCTGCAATACTGGTAGCGGATATATTAATAGCATCATCAACTGTAATATCTGTTTGACCACTTGCATTAATATCCAAAATTACAGTATTTAATTCTATTTCACCAGTTGCTGGTTTAAGAGCATTTAAAATAAGACTACCACTTTGGATTGTCATTGTTCCTGTGTTGTCATCTATTGAATTGCCTTTGGCTTGAATTATCTGTCCGTCAAATTCATTAAGTCCTGTAGTGTCGCCCATCAAATTAATGTTCACTTTGTTATTTGGAGCATCTTTTTTTAGTGCGATTTCCTGTGCAAATCCTGCTGATTTCAAAAACTTTGATGTTGCTATAAAACTGGTTTCTATTGTTTGATTCATGGATTTCATCAGGGTTCTTGCACTTCCCAAATCATTCCCATAATACCATTGGAATGCTGAGTTCGCATCACCATCTATTTCACAATTTAAAAACTTACGACTACCTACTCCTGAGTCAGTCCAGAATCCCAAATAGTCATAATCATTGCCTGTGTTATTATCATATAATACCAGTTTCTTTTGTGAAGTAAGTAGGGTTCGTGTTATATACATTTCACCTGCCGTGATGGTAGCATCATTTGTGACTTCAAGCGCATTATTCACAAGTAGCGAAGTCATTTGCGATGTTCCGCCTGTGCTTTGAAATGTGCCTGTTGTTGAAATTGTATCTGATGCGCTCAATCCATAAAGGAATTCGGAATTAGTCGATGAACCCAAAAAAACAGCATATGTTCCTGGTGATCCTCCTGTATTGTCAATTTGAACTCTTCTACTGAATGTTGTGCCTGTTACTGTGCCCCAACTTTGGTCTTCTGTTTTTCTTTCTAAATCATCTACATCATTTTCTAGGGCATTTATCTCGCCTGAATGAGTTGCTAGTGTAGCATTTTGTGCTGCGTTAGTTGCTGAATTTGAAATAATTTCAGCAGCAAGTCCTGCCGCTGTCGTGGTTGCTAAAGCCAACGCCGCATACGCTACTGGGCCGTCTCCTGCCTCGCCTTTGGGTCCTCGTGGTCCTCTGTCTCCTTCGGGTCCTGTGGGTCCTGTGGGTCCTCCTGATGGACCTGGTGGACCTGGTGGTCCTGTGGCTCCCCCTGGTGTTCCTGGTGTTCCTGGTGGTCCTTGCGGGCCTGTATCTCCTTGTGCTCCTTGTGCTCCTGGGTCACCTTGTGGTCCTTGTGCTCCTTGTGGTCCTTCCATAGTATTCATAACTTGTTGAACTGTTATTATAACACTTGGAATTGCCGGTCGTGTTGGATTTATTTGCGATGGTTCATAACGGAGTCGCATATCTACGTCTGGTGAAAACCACGCAAACTCAATATAATCATTCGCATTGAGTTCTAACATATAATTCCATGCAGCAAGAGCAACACCATTATTTTCTGTTATTTGAACCTTGCCTGTTGTATCAGCAAGATTTGCTCCATTCAGTCGTAACCAAATATCAAACTCATCTACACCAGCATCGGTTTTATCAAATTGTGCCGAAAATTGGATATTATAAGCACCGAAGTTTAATACTTTGATTTGTGAAGATGTTGCTCCTATTACAACATCATTATTATTTGGGTCGCTATTGTTTACCGTCATTAGGTTTACGCTTGTTGCCCCAGCATTGGTCTGCATCACTGTGCTCCAAAATGACCCCCAATATCCCGTTGCTTGAAGTCCCGCATTAATAGCATCAATCTGTTGCTGAATCGTTTCATTTGTATTGATGCCTTCCAACATATCAAATTGCAAATCTGAGATGTCAGGGTCAGATTTAGTCAATATATCAGTATTTACTTCGTTGGCATTTACTGTTGCTAAATTTGTTAAATAATTATATGAAGTGTAATCTAAATTATTAATACTCATTCTTATTATAATATATTAATATATAATATAATGTCCAAAATCAACAATAACAACTATAACATTGTTTCAGTAAAAACTGATCCTATGGTTAAAATGATTCAAGAATTATCTAAAATTGGAGTATTTAAGGAAAAGAAAAAAAAACCTAAAAAAACTAAAGTATCAGCTGATGATGCTGATGATGCTAGTGATGGTGATCCTAATTTATTTTCTTTGAGACAGATTGAACCTGGTATGAGTCAGCAACAAATCGAAGATATTACCGAGCGTAACAATGCTGGAGTTGCAGCACTTCGGGCTGAAGTTCAACAACAACGATTGGAGGATTTCCAAGGCATATTTGAACCGCTGACACGGTTAGCAAACCTTGCGAGTGAGCGTTTTAGGGGCGCTCAAGAACCAGGTGCTGGACAAAGACCTAATCCTTTTGTTCAGTCAACTACAATTGAAGAAATTGAACCTGACATTCAAGAGGAAACTTTTACAGAAACTCTTAATGAAGGTGGACCAAGAGCACTACCTCAAATTCAAACGGAACTTTTTGCTGAAGGCGAAGAAGAAGAATATATTTTACCAAGCAGACCACAATTACAACCAAGGGGAAAAATTGGTGGTGGAACTAGTAGTAGAGGTGTATCAAAACGAGGATTACAACAAATTAGTACAGAACTAGGGTTAGGTAAAGTTCCAAAAAGAAATGCTAAATTATTTGAAATTAGAGATTATTATATTAAATTGACAGATGCAACTGGAAGCCCTGAAGTATTAGATTATAACAAAGAAGAATTTTATAATGAAATTGAAAATATATTATCAAAAACTGGTTTTAAATATTCTTATTAATATTTTCTCTCTATATATTAAAACTATGAGTGAATTTATAGAAGAAAATGTCCGTGAAGTATTTATTGATTTAGACAACTTGCCAAACAGTTTGGTTTATAGATTAGAAGAAGTGGAATTTACATATAGCCCTGCAAAATTTGGCATGGGTTGGCAATATATGGACTATTATTATAACCGCATTCCTAAAGGTCTTATGGAGCAATTCCCATGCTTATCTTATTTGTTAGAAGACTATTGGAGAGAAGCAACCAAAATGACTCCATTAGAAGAAATAGAATACAGACGCAGTTTAGCAGAAAGCAAAACCCAATAATAATTTATTTTATATAAATATATAATATAAATGAATGTTATCCCTAATTCAAACCGTCCTGCTTTGTCTCTTTATGATAGTTTACGGGTTGGCTATTTATCAGGAAATAAGAAAAAGGGGGAAGAGATTTCCAAATATGGCTATCAAATCGATAAGGGATTGAGTAACGAAAACCAGCAAGTTTATTTCAATCCCGAAACCAAGAAACTCCTCTACAACGTCACCGGGTCGCATAATTTGACCGATTGGGTAAATAGCGATTTGAAACTTGCTCTGGGTATTCGCAAGAATGAAGGCAAACCTATTATTGAGCGTGGTATTGAAAAACTGCTACCTGAATCTTGGAAAAAAGGTTTTGATCGTGGTTATGAAAATGTCTTTGGTGGGTTTCGTGATACTACACGCTATAAGGATGCGGATGAAACCTTAAAGAAGGCAAAGGCAAAATATAATCCTGCGGATGTGAGCATAACTGGTCATTCGCTTGGGGGACGAATCGTTCAGGACATCGCAAAGAAAAGCGACAAAGTTTATGCCCTTGATGCTGGTTCAACAATTGGCCAAACAGTTAAGGGTGGTCCTAATCGCAATATTTACCGAACCGCAGGTGATGTGGTGAGTGGAACTACTGCGTGGAATCAACACGTCCATACATTAGCAAATCCTCATACTAGCAAAATATTGCCTGCCTTGTTTACAAAAGACCCAAGACAAATTGCTCTTGCTGGTGCCATAGATAGTTTTAACGCGCACAATATTGAAAATATTAAAGGGTCTGATATATTTGTATAAAAAGGGTATAAAAAGAGTATAGTATAGTATATATAAGATGATATATACGATATATAAAATAAGCATTGCTGGTGAGGATTACATTGGTTCAACAAAGGATTTGAAACAAAGGAAGGGAGCACATAAATTTTCTTGTAATACTCCACATAATTTAGATTATAATAATAAAGTATACCAACATATTCGTGCTAATGGTGGTTGGGATTGTTGCGAAATAACGCCAGTGGAAGAGTTTGAATGTGAAACAAAACAACAAGCACATATCAGAGAAGAACATTGGAGAAGAGAATATAAGTCGCTTTTGAATATGAGAAAAGCATATAGAACAGATGAAGAATGGAAAGAAGATTTAAAAAATAATAAAAAAAATGAAACTACTACTATTTGTGGATGTGGCGGTCGTTATACAACAAGTAGTAAAGCAAGGCATCTCAAAACAAAACTCCACCAAGAGTTTAAACAATAGGCATCCAGTTCTCTTTAAATTCTTTTGCCTGATCCTCATCTTCAGGAACTCCCACGATTGTGAAGGTGAAATTACAAGTAATAGGTGTCCCTGTAAACGGTGTGCCTGGTGCAATAGGCAACGCTCTCAGTGTTAAATTAACAAAATCTTGGTCTTTATAAAATGATGTGACTATTCCACTTTGAAATCCATTGCTTCTTGGTGTTGCTGCGACATTCCCTATTGAAATAGTTCCGAATGTTGTTGTTTGGGTTTGACCTGTGCCCGTTATATACGCCGTCTGATTGATGAAATTCAATCCCTCCATTTGTAAAATATATGAAGCATTAACCGCCACTACTGCCCCAGAAAAACTTGTTGTTCCCGTTAAAAATATATTGAACTTCTTATATTTGTCCCACATTGAACGGCACAATTGACGCATATTTACATTATTCAGGGTAAATTGAGTTGAAGCAGCATTTATCACACCCAAACCAGTTTCTGATGTTGTAAGTCCTGCTGTGTTTATAAACAGTGTTGCTTTCTCCACTTTGTAAATGGGTTTTATGAAAAATCCAATAATACAATTTGGGTTGGTGCCGATGAATGTGAAAGCAAATGGTCCCGAGTTTTCATTGTTTTTCAAATTAATTGTGAGATTTACATTATCGCCATCTTTCTTGAATTGAACTGGGGCAACTGGGTATGCCATTAAAGCATCGTGTGTTGCCGTTGAAGTGGAGAAAACAATGCTTCCTAGTATTGGCGATTCTGTAGTCATTCCAAGGCTATCTGTGCTATTACTGTTCTTAGTGGCACTATTCACGAAATTGAGTCCATTCATTTGAAATAGACAAGTTCTCGCATTTGCTGCTGGTGTTCCTATGCCTGCGTTATTATGGAAAGCCCATTGTATTTCAAAATCCTCATGTTTATCCCAGAAATTACGGCACAAGCGTCTCATATCAAACGCAGGATAATTATACTCTTTGCGGTCTGAACTTACTGTGCGACCCACTTGCGATGATATTCCAAGATTCGTATTGAAACCAAAAAACGCGCACTCATTCATCTCACCTGGTATGACTGGTTCAAATACCAAATGAAAGCAAACATCACTGTAACTATTTCCTGCTCCGACGATTCCAAAGGTGCTAGGTCCAGTAGCAGTATTAACTATATTTGTAATTGTGAAGTTTAAATCTACTATATCAGAACATTTGCGAAAATTATAACTTTGACCCGTATTTGAAATTAATTGATTTTGTTGCTGAGTTGTTGTCTGAACATTTAAAACCGCAATTGCTACATAATTTTGACTCATATATGCTGTATCATAATGGACGTTCTCCCAAGTAAGACCCGCCATATTATAACAGATGACTCCGGCATTAGTGGCTGTTAGTGTCACTGTTCCAGTAACCGCTGCTGCCGTCACTTTCATACAAAACACATCATATTTATCCCACGCAGCACCAAGCACATTTCGCATATTAATATTTGAGAACGTAAAATCTGACTTTGCCGCATTAATCGTGCACGGACTTGTTGTTGAACTTGTTGATAATATCAATGAACCACTTTCACTAAGCATTTATATTATCACTATATTTTATTCTTTTATTCCAACAACGGCAAATGTCAAACTGAATTGATTGAATTGATTATTAAATGCCAATCCTCCATTTGCTGCCGTAAAGAGTTGAAACGCTAAATCTACCGTCTCTGATTCAGGTTTTCTAAAACTGATTAAACTGTCAGGCACCGCAAAACAATCTCCATCAGCAACTGATGCCCCTGTGCGAAATTGAAATGTTGGTGTATATGCTACACTTTGCGAATATGATGCTGTGGTAGTTGTGCTTAAACAATTTATAAATTGGAGTCCTCCTATTTGAAACCATAAAAATCGCTGTTCATTACTTGGTGCTGGTGTCGTATTTCCTATTCCCACATTCAAGCAAACCAAATTGAACTTATTATATTTATCCCACATCGTCCCAATAATGCGTCGCATATTTACATTCGTAAAAATAAAAGTGGTAAATGTTGAGTTCATTGTTCCAAAAGTATTTGTAGCACCTGCCGACAAGATTTGTGTTGTTAATGTGAAGTTTGCTAATTCATTTTGATACAGGTGATTGAACGGGTTTTTATAAATCTTATCTCTAACAAATGGCACAAATGTAAGGAAAAACGATTGAACGAACAAAGACGTTACAGTAACATCAGGAATAGATGTGAAATTGAGCGTCACTTGTGAGTTATTTGGTTTTATAAGAATAAACTCTTTTGTATTTGATGGTTTTCCTATATTTCCAGCTCCGTCATTTGTATATTGAAACTGATTAAAAACACTAATTGCCGTCTCAAATCCCGCGGGTTTCCCTTGATATGACGATTGAACTATATTCAAACCATTTTGATAAAGTGTTGCCAAACCATTGCTTGAACTTACTGCGTTTTCATATCCTATATAAACTTTAAATTCATCATATTTTTGAAACATCGTTTCGCCTAAAACTAGGCGTAAATCAAAGATAAATGTATAACTGCGTAAGTCAGCACTTCTTATTCCGATTTTTGATTGTGTAGTTGTTAGATTTCCTCCATAGAGCCATAATTTTGCTACTTCTTGGTTCATTTATAATAACAGAATATTTTATTATAAATGTACTAAACTACGTGTATCCAGCTACGTATTACTTAATGCTTAATATCTGGCATAGCAGACACCATTCTCATACACGAGCACTTGATCATAGCAAGCAAAGGCAGTTTGTAGGACAGTGACGGCACCAGCAGTGTAATAGTTGATGATAGCAAATATATCACTTGTGTTGGTGTTAGTTCCTGAAAAGATGGAAGCCTTATCAGCATTTTGGTAAATCTCCATATCAATACCAATCAAGAAAGCACCAGAATCCTCAGTGGACGCCTCTACCAAACCAGCAACAGTGTTGGGAGCATTAAGTGTGAATGCGGTGTTATCAATTGAGGGCTGGACTTGTAAATCAGCAAGGGAACCAAAGCATTTAACCGCCTCATTATAGATTTCAGGGAACGAAGTGGGAGCAGTTGATGGCAAAACTTCACTACCGACTCTGAACTGGTAGCCGATGGAGTTGGAACTTCCTACACCGAAAGCACAGTGGGACGAAGGATATTGTGCCGCCAAACCAGCAGTGGTTCTAGAAGCAACAACAATATTCTTTAAACTGCTAAACTTGGCAGGGATAGGGAAAGACACTTGTGTTTGAGTTGTGGCAGGAACAGAGGCAGAGTTGGTATAAGAGCGCCACGATGGGAGAACCATTTGGAGCGGGTTAGAAGATCCAGCCTTGATAGCAGAAACGGCAGAATCTGGCAGCTCCAAGAATTCCCCAGAGTAATTTACCCCTGTGGCGGTAAAGTTAAGACCACTACCACCTTCAACCATCATAGCACGGATGAGGGATGATTGGAGAACAATCTCAACTCGGAGGGGAGCAGCAGTCATCTCCCAAAGAGGAAGATACTTCTCACCTGCTAAAGCACCAACAAGGGAAACCAAGTTGATAGCAAAGGGAAAAGTGTGAGTAGAAGCACCAAGAGCACCAAGAGCACGACCTCTGTTGACAGATCGGGTATTCAATAGAGCAGCAGCAGCAACACCAACAGCACTGAACTCCTCATTGGTTCCAGTGGTAATAGAAAAGCGACCCTTGACGGTATCTTCGGGTGCTTGGTAATCATACAATATCTTAGCAAGCTGACCATAGTTATCAATATCCTCTAACAAGTTGGAACCGTGGAACACACGAACTCTTTGGATAAACTGGTGCCAACCGCAAGACTCTAAGCAGGAACTAGTAGCAGCACCAGAAAGAATCAAGTTAAAATTACCTCTTAAATAAGACTCAGATGGGATAAGAGCAGTGTTGGCTCTGGTGGGGATGTTAATGGTAATTGTGTCACCAGGATTGTAAGTTCCAGTTCCTCCTTGAGGTTGGATTTGGGTTAAATATCTACGGGCAGGAGCCGACTCAACCTTAGATTGAAATTTTAAATTTCCAGGGATCATATTATAATATTACACCAGATAAAAAATAAATCATTAATTACAATTTAATCATTTATTTTTGCTAAAGAACTAGAGCTTTATCTTTTTAAAACTTTTCTCTCTAAACCTCCACTTACTTTTCTTGTAAGGGCTTCTTCAACAGCTCTTGCTGCAGGTCTCATTAATAAAGGCATTTTATGTCCCATCATACTTTTACCAAGTGGCATTTTATGTCCCATCATAGCTTTACCTAAAGGTGATTTGTAACCAATCATTTTATAATATATGATAATAATAAAATATTTTATTCAGTGAATTTTACACAATCTAATTGTAAAGTCATTTGGTATTGTATCCCGTTCATGTCGACTAATCTACTTTCATTATCTAAAATACGTATCTGTATTTGATCTAGTTTATTGACGTACAAATTTGTTCTAAAGTTATTTGGATTCTGATAAGTAATAATTGAAAATGGAGATACATAAACTGGAATTGTAGCTAAAATATTTTGATTATATGCTTGAGCTATATTTACATTATATGTAGGGAAATTAATTTCAATATTCAAGGCGCGGATTTGATTTAAGTTAACACAATCTCGTCCATATAAAATATTTGCTACACTTGTTGTATCTGTAGTTTTGCTAAATCCTAAAACGTGATTTATTGTTGATGCATAAATTGTAAAGTTCGCACTGGCATGTGTTATTAAAATTTTACTAGTTATGCTACTATATGTGATTGTATATGATGACCCCATCGCTAGCTTAATCGCATCTATTAATTGCGTCACATTATAATTACCAGGCTGCACATAATAAGTTGTTGGAGGATCACCTACAAGACCAAATATGAAGGTATTATCAAATCCAGTAATACTATAAAATGAATAAGGTATTGTTGCATTTTGGAGAGATAAATAAATGTGATGTCCATCTGGGATCTCAATCACAGGTAAATAATAAATACAATTTGCTATATTATCATCTACTACCTCTGTTGCATAACGACTATTTAAATATATTTGAATTGATTCAATATGATCCATTTACATTATAGTGTGATTTTATATTTTGTCTGTATCTGTAATATTTAATAAGTTAAAATTTTTGTAAAATTTCCCATCGAAGGCATCAACATCTAAATGTTGATATGGTTCATCAAATACATAATCAAATATTTTTTTGCCATCTTCTTCCTTCATTTGCAAAATTTCTTTTCTAATTGTTTCCCATTCCTCACTGTTACGTGGTCTAAATATTGTTGCAAATGTTATTTGTTTACGTAGTATTTTTGGCATATATAAATATGATTGCAATGTAAATATAAATCCACAATTTAAATGACGCGCTTTTATTAGCATGGAATTCAACATCTTCTGTATCCCTTTATCTTTTAGATCATTCGCAAAGTCATCTATTATTACAAGCGAATATTCTGGCTCATCGTCTTCATCCATTTCTTCTTTTCTCTCCATCAACTCATTTCGCAACTCTGCTAACGAATCAATTGTTAGTTCATTATGAACCTTATCGTGTTTTGCAAACGGATGATCTTTCACTGATGCAAATGATGATGCAGGTGCAAAGTAATGTAAGTGATGAAACTTCTTACGATAAGCACCTCCCTTTTTAAATTGATTTAAAAGTAATGATGTCTTACCACTACCCCCGCTACCTACCAGTAAATAGATCATACCATTACGGCGCGAGATTCCTGCTGGTATATCTTTCAAGTTTATATCCATTCGCTCCTTAATTGGTTTCATTTTTTTTATACTATCATTGGTTTCCTCCTTAATGTCAGTAATTGTCATATATAAATACTTTAGAGAAAATAAAATTCTTTATTTAATTAAGCGGAATTATATTTTTTTCTTATGGTATATAAATGACCGATGCCGAAGACCATAATAACGTCTCAGATGATGAAGCTACTGAATCATTAACCAAACCAAAAAAACAACGATCTGAAAAACAAGTCGCAGCTACTGAAAGAATGAGGGCTGCCTTAGCCGCAAAGCATAAACCATCTCTTGATGCTGCTGCTGCTAAACAAGATATTAAAGGCAAAAAGGAAATATTAAAAGCACTTAAAAATAAACTCAATTCCGCTAAAGAGCCACTTGATGTTGAAGAGGAATCTGACGAAGAGGAACCTGTTCAGGTGTTACCTAAAAAGATCAAAAAAGTTCCAGCTGTATCTGCTGCCACTTACAAAGATGAACCTGTAAAACCTAAAAAAAAACCAAAAGTAATTGAAGAATCTGAGACTGAGTCCGAGGAGGAAGTTATTGTGATTAAGAAAAAGAAGAAACCCAAGAAGAAAAAAACTATTATTTATGAATCTGCAACCGAATCTGAAGAGGAAGAAAAACCAGTTCCTAAGCAACGTGAAACAAAGACACAGCAAAATGCTGCTTCCAAATTCAAAGTTACACCTGGTATTGCTGAGAAACCAAAGGGTCCTATTTATTATTTCGCATAATTTTTATTTTTTTCGATTTCTTTTTTCCATAAATCTTTTGCAGTGTTTCTCAAATTTTCTATTAATTTATAAAATTTTTTATCTTCTTCAAACATTTCCATAAGTTCCATTAATCCTTTGATGACATGGAAGTAATCTCCATCTTCTTTCATTTTATTTATAATATTAAGACCTTGTTCTACTTGTCTTTGATTTCTTCTACTCAAATTGGCAAATATCATTTTCGTTTCTTTAAGTTGGTTTGTTATATATTTATATCTTTAACTTAAAGACAAAATTTTATTTCAATTTTTTTTTAAAATTAAAATAAAATTAATGTAAAAATCGCCGATTCACTTGGTGACTAGTACATTTTATATTTGGATATTTTTGTTCCAATCCTGACTTGATAAAATTGGAAATTATTTTTGGATCTGTTTTGCCACACGTAAATACATCTAGTGCTAATAATCCTTGTTTTGTATAAGCATGTGCTGTTATATGTGATTCATCTAAAAGTATCACACTAGTGAAACCCTCCTCAGTATCATCTTTCAACATTACCATTTTCGAATGCATATTCTTCATATTGGTATAACTTATACTATACTGCATCAGAGAGAATATATAATTACAACCTTCTTCTAAATCTTCTCTCGCTACATTAAAACCTGTAAAGTCTAGGAACACATGAGTGCCTTTGTATTGCATATATATATATAGTAATATGTTTTTTTTCTTCCTATAATTTATACGATGAGCGCTTATACTTATAAGAATCAATTTAATAAGAAGTACGGCTTTGAGCAAGATACTCCACACAGTTTAGCTGACATCTCAAAAATCACTGGATACAAGAAGTCAGGATTGGAAACAATCTTTGATAAGGGAGTCGGAGCATTTAAAACAAATCCTTCCAGCGTAAGAAAAGGTATTAGATCTCCAGAACAATGGGCTCAAGCTCGCGTGTACAGTGCCGTCATGGGTGGCAAGGCTGCAGCAATTGATAAATCACATCTAATCAGAAAAAAATAGGATTATTTTATTTGCTCTTTATATTATATTTGATAAATATATAATATAAATGTATTCCTACTTAAAGAAACCATATGTGGAACTAAAACCCTGCCTATTATGTAAGCAAATGAACGACGACCATATTACCGTCATAAACCGAAATGTGTATCACGATAAGTGCCTTGATAACGCTTGGGTTACACTTCACCTACATACCAGTAAGAAATTAAAAGTGCAGATCATTGACAATCTGCTTGATAACAGTGCGGATTTACTTCGGCTATTTACTCTTATGGCATAGAGATAATTCTTGTTTAATTAAGTTTGCATTTATTCAAGAAAGTGGTGAGTGGTGAGTGGTGAGTAGTTGTTTTTCACTTCCGCCGTTTTATGTGAAAAAAAAACAATTTTTTAATGAAAAAGGTTGAAAATCTATCAATCATACCTAAAAAAATCTTTTTTTTTACCTTTTTTTCCAACAATTTAAAATCAACTAGTCACTAGTCACTACTCACCACTATAAATAAAAAAGTTAAGGTAACAGAGTATAAGGGATATTAATTATTCCACATTGATTAGGCAGCCAAGTCCAAAATGTTCTTGTAAATCTTTAATAGTAAAGATATAATCAGTCCCTTTATTAGTATGTTTCTTTTCAATCCCTTTAATATTAAGTCTTTTTAATCTAACTCCAAACTGCATGCTATTGCAAGTATAATTATTTCCATTTTTAGAAATCCAATCACAAAATTTTTCATAAACAGATGATGATGAAAGTTTAATATCAACCATATTATGATTTACCTGTGTAAAATCTTTAACCCATCGTTCAATAATATTCTCACTCATTTCTTTTAATTCTTGATGATATTCGGTAACAGGTAATTTTAATTTTCCAAACATATCCATATCAGGAATAGTTTTTAAATACTCGTAATAAGACTTAATAGCATTAGTATCTTCAATAATAGAATAAAATTTATTAAAATATTCTTTATTGCCACACAATTCATCACTGCATTTAATAATTAAATTTCTTCTATCATCTTTACTTGTATTAAAAGGTTCTTCATTATTTGTAGTAGCAATAAATCTATGATAAGACTTAATATCATATTGTGATTTTCCTTTTTCATTGATAGTTAAAGTATCATCTGTAATTAATCCTTTAATAAATCCTTCACATTCCATAGTTTCTTTTTTAGATAATTCATTTAGATTAATTACAAAAGTATTAGCCATCATTCCATTAAATGTTCCCCAAACATTAAGTGAAGGTTGTGTAGATTCGACAACTTTACCATCACCGATCATTTTTCTCATAATTCTTAATAATGTACCCTTACCAGCACCTTCTTTTGAAATAAAAGTAGGCATAATAGTTTTAACAGAAGGATATTGTATCATTTGAGCCAACCATTTTTCAAAATACTCTGCAATATTTTCATCATTACCACATAGGATTTTAATATGTTTTTTAATAAATTCTATTGCGGTTTCATCTTTTGTATATTCAGTAACAAGTTCCATATCGAAAGGTCGCCACATATTATAAATATTATTAGGGCATTTTAGATCGTGAGGATATACTCCAAGTTTATCTTTTGTATTTATATTTTCATCGTCAAACCATCTTGACAAGAAAGACATTTCTTTAATAACAGAAATACCTTTTACTTCAATAAGTTCATCATATTTTAAATGTTCGTAAGATGTTTTAAGACCCTCTTTTTTAAAGAAATCAATATTATTATTTTTATTTTCAACAAATATAGATTTTTGTATTATTTTGCAAATTCTTTCTTCAAATTTCTCCTTTACTTCCTCGTAGGAGCGACCTTCTTTTATTTCAACCCATTCATTACTATATTCATCATCTTTATCCATAGTAATATCATCACAATGTTCTTTATAATCAAATTGCATATTTAGTCCTTCAAATTTTGTTTCAATATATTTTGTAAGATCTACAATTAAATCTACATTGTCATAATAATTGCCATACATAAGTAATCCATCAAAAGCAAGAGAACATATTTCAATTCTTTCACTATTTAAGAAATTAATTACTTCTTGTAAAATGCGATTTTCATAAACACAAAGAATTCGATTAATAGCAGATCCCAACCAATTCCAATTGCGGCTGGTAGGAACAGTATCAATAATATGTTTATAACATTCCAAACTGGTAAGCTTCTTTTGAATTTCTTTACACTCTTTATCAAACTTTTTGAAATTTGCATCTTTAGTTTTTTTATTAATTTCATCCGTATTAACAGCACATAAATACATAGTTTTTAATTTATCACGATCCCCAGCATTTAATATTTCATCACGATGATTGCAATAATATTCCAATTCAGGGCAATGAATTTTATTAATTTTACAAAGGTAACGTAATATAACAGGGTGGCAGTTCTTCATATCCAAGTCAGTGGCAATACCCTCCAATAAAAATCCACGAATTTTTTTAGGAATGCCTTGTAGTGAATTTCCACAATAAAGTCTGCCTCCAACTTCGAGAGGAGTATTTTGAGTATATGAATAAATGCGTTTTACCTCACCTCGACATTTAATATTTGTTTGACAAAATGATTTTAATATATCAAATTGTTTTTCTCTTTCATCATCATTTTTGCAAGACGCTTTAGCGTAAGGCTTAAAATCACAAAACTTCATAGCATTAAGATGCTTAATCTTTTCAATTGGGAGTCTTTCAATCAATTCCATTCTATATACTATGTATAGAAAATATATTTAAGTTATTTTTCCTAAATATATTTTATTTATTTAATTTTAATTTGATTATATATAATCAATTTTAATTTATATTTTTTATCATCGGGATCAAGCATTTCTAAAATCTCTTTCATACTTAGATCAATAAGTAAGCTTCCTTCACCATCTTCATTTGAAATGGTTGACTCACAATTTAAAATTCCCTTAATATTATATTTTTCCATTATTGAATCTAAATCGTGTGATTCAGTTTCATAATCAAATTCATTATTAGTATTTTCAATTTCAAAACTTAATAAATTATTATCATAAGCATGTTTAATAATATTATTACTATCCCTTTTTGATAATCCAGTAATTTTAAAATGTTTTAAAAAAAGTTTTCCTTTATTCTTTTCTTGATAATACTGTTTCTTATATGCAAGGATTTTGTCCTTATTATTATTGTAAAATTTGGAAGCAGGAGATATGGTGGTATCTGACATTTTTTCTTATATAATAGTATAAGAAAAAAATCTTTAATATATTTTCCCTAAATATATTTATTACATATATTTTGCCAATCCTTTACAAGATTTCATTAATTCCCATTTAAGTTTTGAAGTTTTAATAATTTCTTTCATATGAGCTTTGTCGCATTTAATATGAGTAAAACGCTTTTCAGTATCATTACGAATAGGACGTAATTTTTCACCACAAATATTGCAAATCATTATAGAACATCTTTCAATAGATTTTTCGTATTCCATTTATATTAAGATTAGAAAATTATTTAAGTAATAATTTCCTAAATATATTTAATTATTTTTTTGTTTCTTCTCTCTTGCCCTAAATTTTTCAATTCTATTTTTGGCTAATCGAACTGCATACCTTTTCTCCATAAATATTTTTTGTAACATTTTTTGATTTTGCAATTGATAAGCCATCCAGTCCATTATAAATCCAAATAAAAAATCTTTATATAATAATATGGAACAAACATATATGCAAAAATATTACGGAGAAAATAAAGAATTTTTTAAGGACTATAATAAGAAACGTTACCAAGACAATAAGGAAAAGATCTTAGAATATCAAAATAAATATAATGAAATGATCCGTAAAAAGATAGGTAGATTAGCTGCAAAGAGAGAATCAGTAAAAAAGAATTTAAAAAAAAATGCAAAAAAAGTAGAAGAATTTAGGAATTTATTATTAAATAATAAAAATACTTAAAAATAAAATATTGACATATGTTGGTACACAGGGTACGCAACATAAAACCCAAGCGACTGTACGAATTCCAACCTGCCATTATATTAAAACCAAGGTGCCATTGTGACCTTGGCTTTAATAACAACAACAACAGCAATATCTATAAATAGAATCTGTAATACAATGAAAAGCATTTATGCAAAATATAATAATTGATTTCATATATTATATTAATATTATTCATTCCAATAACGATTATAATCTTTTGGATATTCTAAAACTAATTCAGTATCTTTTAATATATCTTTACAAGTATACAAAGCTCTTTTACGTAGAACACAATTAGGGTTTCCTTCATTTTCATTTATATAATTTACAATATTTAATGATTTATAAGGTTCTTCTTTTGCAACAATAACTTTCCAAATTCTTCTCATAGGATAAGTGTATTGACTATTTTTTTTATATTCTCCATATTTAGATTTAAATGTTTTCCAATCCATTTCTTCACCAATATAATTACATATCTTTATGTTTGCTGAAATATCTTGACTAGCAAAAACTCCAAATCCGTGTATATTAGATTTTGCAATATAAGTATTCATATATTATATTAATATTATTCTTTATCGTTTATTTTAATGTATACATTAGCTTGAGCTCCACTAGATCCCATATCATTTAAATCCCCTTCCATCTTCTTTTTTTCAATCATCAGAGTTTTATACTTACTTGTTAAATAAAAATGGCGTAATGAATTCACGGACTTCTTGCTGCCAAATATTCCATTAAGTCTTTGATTTAAAACCACATTGCTAAGAGGTTCTAACTTACTATTGAAAAGCAAATGATCAATCTCTTTTGGTATTATAGAAATCCATTTAGAGAGAATCTTAAATAATGCAGAAGGAATATCTAATATCTGAGTGCCTTTATGCTTTACAGTTTTGAATTTGTTAAATACTAATTGTTTCTTTTTCATGTCAACGTAGTTATCATTATCTTTATCATAGTTCTGGAACTTCATCTCAGTATAATCAATAGCTCTACGAGGAACTATAAATCCATAATAGAGAGAAAAAAGAATGTAGTTTTGTATTTCCATCAAATCTGCAACCTTATGTGTTTTTCTTTTAAAGAGAAACTCAGCTTCAGTCTTAAGAGTGTCTCGTAGACTCATAATCTCCTCCTCAGATATTGCACTGTCTTCGAGTTTGTCAGTCAATTCACTTTTACTCATTTCCTTATT